ATAAGTGATACACGTACAGTATACACTTATAATCACTTATACTAATCTCTTAAATATTATGTAACTATAATTATATGTAAGTATACACGTACAGTGATACACTTAAATGGTAACTTGCCGTAGGCGAGTCCTTTTATATTTGTACAAATTAAGTATTGACAATGGCAAAGAAATCAGTAAAACTATATACAGATAATGTTCTTGAAGAATTTTACCGACACGTATTAGATGGTAATCTTGAAGATTTACATATTCCCCATAGCGATGTATTCTATGTAAAGACTGCAGTGGAAGCCCACTATGGTCGTAAATTTACATTAGAGCACGTAGAGTGGGCTATGAGAGCAGAAGGATGGACTGACGTAAAATGAGTATTCCTGAAAGAGTTAAAACTAAAATGAAAGAAGAAGGACTCAAGGGCGTTAACAAACCTAAGAGAACTCCTAGTCATCCTAAGAAGTCACACTGCGTAATGGCTAAAGAAGGTGACACGTATAAATTTATTAGATTCGGACAGCAGGGTGTAAGCGGTGCTGGTAAGAGTCCTACAACTGCAAAAGACAAAGCTCGTAAAAAGAGCTATTACGCTAGACACAATGCTCAAGACTCTAAGCCCAGTAAGCTAAGTGCGAGATATTGGTCACACAAAGTTAAATGGTAATATAGGAGATATACCGATGGGAATATTGAGTGCAGCAGCTAAGGCCGCTAGAGCAGCTAAGAAAGCAGCAAACAAAGCTAAGAAGAAAGATCCAAAACCTAAGTTTAAGGCAGATCGTAAACTAGACAAAGATGTAGAGAAACGTTTAGCCAAGCAAGATAAAATTATTAAAGACGCAGATAAAGCTAAAGATAAAGGTGACAAACCTAAAGCTGCTGCTAAAACACGAAAGGGTAGAGCTTTTGAGCAGACGCAAGCTGAAAAAGCTAAAGATAAAGCGCCCAAAGATAAAAAAGATACTCGTGTAGGACGTGCTGGTGCTGCTGTAACTGCAGCAGAACGTAAGGCTATTGCAGATGCCCCATCTCCACAGGCATTAACAACTCTTAAATCTAAATTAAATAATAAGATAGAAGGTTTAAAAAATGCTACTGCTGAAGAAAAGAAAGCACGTAAAGATAAAATAGCTAGTATGATTTCTGGTCGTAAAGATGCTATACGTAAAAAGGCAGCAGATGCAGCTAAACCTAAAAAGCCAGACACACGTCCTGCAGATAAGAAGCCACAGAGTGCAAAAGAAAGACAGGATGCTGCAGTAGGTAGATCACTTACCCCACGTAGAGCACCTGCAAATGATAAAAAACCTTCTATGGCTATGATGACTTCATATACGAGTATGGAACGTGGTGCAGCAATTGCAAAAGCTGGTCGTGATTTACGTGCTAATAGAATAACTCAGGCACAACACGATAGTATTGTAAAGGCTATTGATGCAAAAAATGAAAGAGAAGTAGCACGTTCTGCAGCAAAACGTTCTGGTGGTCGTAAGCCTGTTTCACTACCCACCGCACCAAAAGGTGCCGAACCTGAACGTGGTGCAGCTAAAGGCTTGTTTAACCGTGGTGGCCTCGCTAAACCTTCTGCAAGTCAGTCTGGCCTGAAGAAACTGCCTACTGCTGTACGTAATAAAATGGGCTACATGAAGAGTGGTGGCAAAGTTACTAAGGGTCACGTAGACATGCGTAAGGGTGGTCTGTTCCGCTAGTGAGCATAGAAAGTGATATACGGGATTGGTCACGTAAAGTATTAGAAGTACCTAATGATGCTTTAGGTGGCCTACCCGCATGTCCTTATGCACAGCAAGCATGGAAGCAAAACAAAGTACGTGTAGTAGAAACTAAGCACCTTGGCATTGAAGCTATTACACAAGCTAATATGTTTGATAATACGTATGACTTAGTTGTAGTTGCATCATATTACTTTCCGTCACCGCTGCAGCTTAAAGAGTTTACTACAATTTTAAACGATACGTACACACCTAGAGATTTGCACATAATGGAGTTTCATCCTGACTACGGTGCAGAAGATGCGGACTTAGACTTTTTATATGAGCATGAGTGGGAGTCTGATATAGAAGATGAATACGCTATGTTGTTTATTCAATCTTTAAGTAAAGTAGATGACGCAAGTTTACGGTTAGAAAAATTAGGATACTATAATGTGTATCCTCAAGACGAGTATGAAGCACTCGTATTAGATAGAAGGCAACGGAGACATAAACAATGGCAATGAAACCTAGAGCAATGAAAAAGAAAACACCTATGCGTGGCGGTGGTATGGCTAAAAAAACCATGATGCGTGGTGGCGGTATGGCAGCTAAGAAGAAAATGATGCGTGGTGGAATGGCTAAGAAGAAAAAGTAATGACACTTATCTCTCACTTTCCTTTACCTAGTTTTCCTTTTCAGACGCATGATAACATTGTGTTTGAGAAGGCAGACAAGGATAGGTCCAGTAGAAATAATGAAGAATACAAACTAGAAGAACCTAATCGCATTACTCCCGATACACCAGTAGAAGATCTAAAGCTAGTGAATCAGATGTATGCGTACAATCCTAATCCAAATAAACTACGTACTCCTGATGGACAGATCGTAGACTTTATTATTGCATAATGCATTTAATGCATAACGGGATTGCAATCTTAACTATTATATGTTATAACTAAGTATGATATAACTATCTCTGTAAGGGTAAGTAACTCTTACCTACATATATAGGAGATAGAATATGTTAAAACGTATGTTTAAAAAGTTACAACAGAATCAGCAACGCAGAGCCGACTATTGGATTCTTATGAATCTAAGTGATAAGGAACTGCATGACATGGGGATCAGTAGAGGTGAAGTCAGGCAAAAAGTCTACGGTTAATGCGGCAGGAAATTATACTAAGCCTACTATGCGTAAACGTCTTGTCGCATCCGTTAAAGCTGGGAGCAAGGGTGGAAAACCCGGACAGTGGAGCGCACGTAAGGCACAAATGGTCGCAAAGCAATATAAAGCAAAAGGTGGGGGCTACAAGTAGTGGCCCTCTCTAAGTCTCAAAAGTCTTTAAAGAAATGGACTAAGCAAGATTGGCGAACTAAAAGTGGCAAGCCTAGTGCTAAGACTGGTGAGCGTTATCTACCTGCTAAGGCTATTAAGTCTCTTAGCAGCAGTGAGTATGCAGCTACAACCAGAGCTAAACGACAAGGCACGAAGGCAGGTAAGCAGCATGTGGCTCAACCTAAAGGCATTGCAAAGAAGACCGCTAGATTCAGGAGAACTTAAATGACAGTAGCTATGGAACGTATCTTAGCTTGGAAGATTATGCCACGTCTTATGATGTTGGTTATGACCGTTATGTACATTCGTTGTATTGAATGGGCATTAACACAGCCTGACTTGAGTACTCAACAGAGTGCTCTTATTAGTGTTGTTACTGGTGCTATGACGGGTGCTTTTGCTGTATGGTTAAATAACGAAAAATGATTGGTCAGATCTTAGGAGCAGTAGGTGGACTAGCAACTACATACCTTGATGGTAAAGTAGCTGTACAAAAAGCTAATGCTGAGATTAAAGTAAAGCAAGCTACTGGTGAAATAGACTGGGATCTTGCTGCTATACAAGCTACACAGAATAGCTGGAAAGATGAGTGGATTACTTTACTATTTAGTATTCCGTTAATTTTAGCGTTCTGTGGAGATTGGGGTAATAACATTGTGCAAGCGGGTTTTGCTGCACTAGAAACTATGCCAGCGTGGTATCAGTATAGCCTTGGCGGTATTGTAAGTGCCAGCATCGGTATTCGTTCTGTAAGTAAATTCTTTGGGAAAAAGTAATGGCATTTAAATTAAGCAGTAGAAGTTTAAAGAAACTAGAAGGTGTAGATGAAGGTATTGTATCAGTAGTTAAAGATGCTATTGGTATTACTAAAGTAGACTTTGGTGTTACCTTTGGGCTACGTACATTAGAAGAACAAAAGAAACTGTACGAATCTGGTAGATCACAGACTATGAAGTCTAAGCATCTTGAAGGTCGTGCTGTAGATCTAGTTGCATACTTTGGTTCTGACATTTCTTGGGAACTCAATGTCTATGATGACATCTGTGATGCTATGGCTGAAGCCGCTAGAAAAAATGATGTAGCAATTAAATGGGGTGCTGCATGGAGTGAAGGAGACATTCGACAGTATGCAGGTACTGCAGAAGATGCAATGAATGCATACGTAGATCTCCGTAGGTCACAATCCCGTAGACCATTTATTGATGCCCCACATTTTGAGATGATGTAATGGCTAGAGAATTAACAGAACGCCAACAAAAGTTTCTTGCGGTCCTTATGGATGAGGCAGGTGGCGATGTTACTATGGCTAAGAAACTTGCTGGGTACTCTGAGAATACTTCTAACACTGAGATTACAAATAGTCTTAAAGAAGAAATTATTGACGTAACACATAGCTACTTAGCACGTAATGTACCCAAAGCTGCAATGGCTATGGTTAGTGCGCTATACGATCCTACTGAGCTAGGTATTCGTGATAAGATGACAGCAGCTAAAGAGCTACTTGATCGTACTGGTTTAGTTAAAACTGAGAAGATGCAAGTAGAAGCTAAGGGTGGTGTAATGCTTATGCCAGCCAAGCAAACACAGGATGACGATGACTAAGCCATTAGGACAATGGAAACTACCACAACCGACAGACCTACAAGAAGATAACGAATGGGTTCCTATTCCACGTGTAGCACGTACCGTACCCTTTGGATATGAAATAGATCCAGATGATAATGGAATCCTCTTGCCAATTGAACACGAACTTGATATGCTTGTAAAAGCCAAGAAGTACTTAAAGCAGTACTCTTATCGTGAGGTAGCCAACTGGCTGACTAGAAACACTGGCAGAACTATATCTCATGTAGGATTAAAGAAACGGTTAGATAATGAGCGACGAAGAAAAAACAAAGCTGGAAGCCTACGCAGATGGGCAGACTATGCGAAAAAGGCAATCGCCAAAGCGGAAGAACTTGAAAACAACCGCATCGGGGCGAAAGAGCAAGAAAACCAAGAAACAAACGCAGCCTGAACCAGCAAAGATAATAGTGGATGACCTTGCTCCTGTAGAAGAGCAGCATAACATTATCTTCAAACCTAATGCTGGACCGCAGACAAACTTTCTAGCAGCAGGTGAGCGTGAGGTTCTATACGGTGGCTCTGCAGGTGGGGGTAAGTCATACGCTATGTTGGCTGACCCATTACGGTTTATGGGCCATCCAGCCTTCTCAGGATTGCTCCTACGGCATACTACAGAAGAACTAAGAGAACTTATCTTTAAGTCACAGGAAATGTATCCTAAGATCTGGCCCGGTATTAAGTGGTCTGAACGTAAGATGCAATGGACTGCACCATCGGGTGCCAGACTGTGGATGTCTTACTTAGATAAAGAAGATGACGTATTACGCTATCAAGGTTTGGCATTTAGTTGGATAGGCTTTGACGAACTTACCCAGTGGCCTACTCCCTTTGCTTGGAACTACATGAGGAGTCGCTTGAGATCTACAGCAAATGATTTGCCTGTGTATATGAGAGCTACTACTAACCCCGGAGGTAGAGGCCATCATTGGGTTAAA